CCCCTGCCCTACTGCATGTGCCTGAACGCTGCACATGCGGCATTGATTGATGGCTTCGCGCGACGGCGAGACGATGGCAACCACTGCAAACCATCGCACTCAACGCAACCGAGGAACCCCATCACCATGGCATCTAAGACTCATGAGACAGCAGCGCAGAAGCCGCTGAAATCCAAGTTATTCCGCGTGGCCACCGAAGGCGCCACCACTGACGGCCGCGCCATCACCCGCGACCAGATCAACCAGATGGCGAAGAACTTCGACCCGGCGAAGTACGGCGCCCGTGTATGGGTGGAGCACATGCGCGGCCTGTATGCAGACAGCCCGTTCCGGGCCCACGGCGACGTACTCGCCGTGGAGGCCCGCGACGTCGAAGACGGCAAGCGCGCACTGTTCGCGCAAATCAAGCCGCTGCCCGAGCTGGTGGCCATGAACAAGGCCGGCCAGAAGATCTACACCAGCATCGAGGTGCACCCCAAATTCGCTGACTCGGGCGAGGCGTACCTCACCGGCCTGGGCGTCACCGACAGCCCGGCCAGCCTGGGCACCGAAGTGCTGACCTTCGCGGCGCAGAAGCCAGAAACCAGCCCGTTCACCAAGCGCAAGAGCCACGCCGAAGCGCTGTTCAGCGAAGCGGTGCACACCGAACTGGTTTTCGAGGAAGAGGAGACGCCCGAGGCCGAGCCCAAGGCGTCCAAGTTCGGCGCGGTGCTGGATGGCCTGGTGAAGCGCTTCACCGGCCGGGCGAAAGACGACGACGCCCGCTTTGCCGAAGTGCTCAAGGGCTTTGAAGCCTTTGGCACCTACGCCGAAGGGCAAGAGAAGGCACACGACGACTTGAAGGCAGAGCACGACGCCCTGGCCAAGAACTACACCGAGCTGTCGGGCAAGCACGACGCCCTGGTGAAGCGCCTTGAAGAAACCCCGGAGTCGGGCTTTACCGCACGCCCACCTGCAAGCGGCGGCGACGGCGCAGCAAAGACCGACTGCTGATCCCCAATCGCTCCCAAACCACCCCAATCGATCCCCAATCCCTCACCCTGGACTACCGACATGCACGCCATCACCCGCCAGGCCGTTTCGGCCTATGCATCCCAACTCGCCACCCTGAACTCCGTGCCCAGCGCGGGCCAGAAATTCACCGTCGCCCCCACCGTGGCGCAGACCCTGGAAACCAAGATTCAGGAGTCCGCGGACGTGCTCAAGCGCATCAACATCGTGCCGGTGCGCGAGCAACAGGGCGCAAAGCTGGGCCTGGGCATCGGCGGCCCCGCAGCCAGCCGCACCAACACGAAGCTCAAAGACCGCGCCACGCGCGATCTGTCCACGCTGGACGGCACCCAATACCACTGCTTACAGACAAACTTTGACACCCATCTGGAGTACGCAAAGCTCGACATGTGGGCCAAGTTCAAAGACTTCCAAACCCGTGTGCGCGATGCCCTCCTCATTCGCCAGGCCCTGGACCGCACCATGATCGGTTTCAACGGGGTGGCCCCAGCTGCTGAAACCGACATTGCGGCAAACCCGATGCTGCAGGACGTCAACAAGGGCTGGCTGCAGCAGCTGCGCGAGACGGCGCCCGAGCGCGTCATGTCGGAAGTGGTTGCAGGCTCGGACGCCATCAAGGTTGGCGATGCTGCAGGCGCCGATTACAAGAACCTCGACGCGCTGGTGATGGACGCCCTCAACCTGCTGGACCCCTGGTTCCACAACGACACCAGCCTGGTGGCGATGGTCGGCCGCGACCTGCTGCACGACAAGTATTTCCCGATGGTCAACGTGAAGCAGGCGCCCACCGAGCAGCTGGCCGCGCAGGTCATCATGGGCCAGAAGGCCATCGGCAACGTTACCGCGGCGGCCGTGCCCTTCTTCCCGGGCGCATCCATCCTCATCACCAGCTGGGACAACCTGTCCATCTACTGGCAGGAGGAAACCCGCCGCCGCATGTTCATCGACAACGCCAAGCGCGACCGCTACGAAAACTACGAGAGCGTGAACGAAGCCTACGTGGTGGAGAACCTGGGCAAGGCGGTGCTGCTGGAAAACATCCAGTTGGTCTGAGCGGGGCGCCATGACATCCCCCGCCCGAGCCCACAAACTGCGCGTGCTGGCCGAGCTGTCGGCCAGGGCCGCGCCCCACGGCCAAGAGGTCCGGGGCACCGCCTACGAGCTGATGCTGCGCCAGCTCGCCGAACACAAACGGCTGCTCAAAAGCATCCAGTCCGTCGAACGCAAGATCGAGGCAAAGCGCGAGCTGCTGGCCGTGTACGACGAATACCTGGCCGGCGCGCTCGCGGGCGGCCAAGGCGCTTACGACATGGTGATGGTCACGCTGATGGTGTGGCACATGGATACCGGTTCCTGGGTTCGCGCCCTGGAGCTGGCCCGCTATGTGATCGACAACGGCCTGGCGATGCCGGCCGAATACTCACGCACGCCGGCCGTGATCTTGATCGACACGGCCGCCACCGCGGCACTGGATGGAAAGCTGTGTGGAGATGAGGCAGTGCGCGTGCTCGCAGAAGTCGCGCAGCTGACCGAAGCCCACGACGCGCCCGACCAAGCCCGCGCCAAGCTGTTCAAGGCCATTGGCTATGCCGTGGTGGGCCGCACCCCGACGACAACGCCCGACTACACAACGGTGGACGAAACCAAGGCCCGCGCGGCCATGGCGCAGTTTGCCCGTGCGAACGAACTGTTCGCGCAGGTCGGCGTGAAAAAAGACATGGAGCGCTTGGAGCGACGTTTGAAGAACGCCGCGCCGACCTCCTGACCGAGCGTACCCCGCACCCTGGCGGCTCCGGGTGCCGCGACCCAAGGGCGCAAGCCCAGCGGTCAACGCACCCGGACCACCGCCACCTAATCCCCCACCCCGAGGCCTACCCCGTGAGTTTCGTAGCCACAGCAAAACCCCCCGTTGTCGGTGCAGAGCTGCCCGTGCAAAACCACCCGTGGTTTCCTGCCATCTCGCCAGACCGCCTACGCCTGGCCATCCGCCTGGATGGCACTGTCACGCCCGACCGCTTGCGCCTGGCGCTGGTGGCGGCCCTGCGCAGCGTAAACGGCGAGCTGCGCGCATGGCGTGATGCGCATCAGGCCATGGGCTATGCCTCGTTGTCGGCCGTGCCATGCGATGAACTGGACGGCGCCAGCGAGAACGAGGCGCGCTATCTCCTGGCCGTCTATTCCCACGTGCAGGCCGACCTGGCCGAGGCGTACCGCGACATCAGCACCACGCCATCGAGCGACGGCAAAGGCGACCGCATCAAAGAAAAGATCGAGAGCCGCGCCGACACCCACCGCCAGGCCATGCGCTGGGCCATCTCCGACATCCTGGGCATCGGCCGCACCACCGTGGAGCTGATCTGATGCCGCAAGCCATCGCCCGCGACCACGAGACGCTCGACCAAATTTGCCTGCGCACCCTCGGGACCACGCGCGGCACGGTCGAGGCCGCGCTGAACCTGAATCCCGGCCTGGCCGCCAAGGGCGTGCACCTGGCGGCCGGCGATGCCGTGCAACTGCCCGACGCGCCCACACCGACCACTCGACCAACCATCAACCTGTGGGATTGATCCACCATGGACAGCACAAGCATTGCCAAAGCCGTGGGCGTGGAGGTTGCAAAGGCCTCCCCGCCCGTCACCGTCGCCGCCAACCAGCAGGGCGGCTTCTTCACCCTGAGCCCAATCACCACCCTGACGTGCCTCTACCTGGCGCTGCAGATCGCCTACTTGGTGTGGAAATGGCAGAACGAACGCGAGGATCGCAACGCCAGGCGCGATGCGGTGCAGCCATGAGCGGCGGCACACGCCAGCGCATCGCCGTCGCGCTGCTGTCACTGTCGGCCGCTGGCTTCGCCACATGGAAGGCCAGCGAAGGCGACGGCCCCACCAGCGTGCGCGCGGATGGCGCGGTGGTGCACCACCCCTACGTGCCCACGGCCGGCGACGTGCCCACCATCGGCCACGGGTCCACACGCTACGAAGACGGCACGCGCGTGAGTCTTGCCGACGCGCCCATCACCCGCCAGCGGGCCGAGCAGCTGGCGCGCAACCTGCACAGCGCCGATGAACTGCGGTTCAAGGCCAGCCTGCCGGACGTGCTGCTGTACCCCGGAGAGTTCGACCTGTATCAAGACTGGGTCGGCCAGTTCGGCAGCGGCAACTGGCGCAAGCCGCAGTCGCCGCGCACCTGGCTGCTCCGAGGTGACTACGTGGGCGCCTGCCACGCGCTGCTGCAGTGGCGGTTTCAAGCCGGCCGGGATTGCCGACTGCCCCAGAACTGGGGGCCGAAGGGCTGCAAGGGCGTGTGGACCCGCCAACAAAAGAGGCATGCGGACTGCATGGCGATGCAATGAAAAAAAACCCTCAAAGCTCTGGCCATCACCGCGCTGGTGCTGGTGCTGCTCGCCGCGGCGGCCCTGGCCGCTGCCTACTTCACCTTCTGCGGTGGCCATCCGCACGGGATCTGCTGACATGCTGAGCACCATCAAAGCCTACGCCTGGCAGGCCGGCGCCCTGGCGCTGGGCGTGCTGCTGCTGGGGCAAACCGTACGCCTGCACGGCGAGCAACTGGCCCACCGCGATCTGATCGCCACCACCTCGCGCGGAGCCAAGGTGCGTGCTGAAGCCGCGTTGACCGATGAGCGCGCCACCGCCGGAAAAGAGTCCACCCACGCAACCCACACCATGGAGGCATCCGATGTTTTCACCCAAGGCCAGCCGGCACGCGACGATGCTCTGCGCCTCGATCTGTCTCGCGCTGAGCGGCTGCGCGTCGATGCCGAGCGCAGAGCCGCCACCTATCACGCGCAAGCCCAAGCCGACGACGCTGCCCGCCGCGGTCTTGCGGATCGACTTGAAACCCTCGACCGCCACATTGTCGAAGGCGTCCAAGTGGTCGGAGAACTCCGAGCGGTTGTTGACAAGCGAGACGCCGAAGTAGTCCTGCTGCGCTCTGTGATCGACGCCGACCGTCACCTGCTGAAAGGCACGCCCGATGCTCAAGCCCAGTAGCCTGCGCGACCAGCTGACCGCAGCGGTGCCCTGGTTCGCTGCCAACCCCGAGAACCTGACGTTGTTCATCAACGCGGGCCGCATCATCACCACGGGCACCGGCACGCTGTCGTTTGAGTACGCGTACACCCTGCAGGTGGTGGCGCTGGGCTATGCCGGCCACGCCGATGCGCTGGTGGTGCCTATGCTGGAGTGGATTTCCCGCAACCAGCCCGAGCTGCTGGACAACCCCGACAAGCGAGAAAAGGCCCTGCGGTTCAACGTCGAGTTTCTGACCGACATCACCACCGACATCGGCTTTGAAATCGACCTGACCGAACGCGTGCTGGTGCGCCCGCGCGCCGGGGCTCCGGCCGGCGCCGTGGAGCTGCACCATGTGGCCGAGCCGCCGCACCCGGTCCACATCGACAAGCCCGAGCACTGGTCCCTGTGGATGCACGGCGAGCTGCTGGCCGAGTGGGACCACGACCCCCGTTAAGCCATGGACGATCTGCAGCGCCTGGAAGGGTGGCTTTCTCCACTGCTGGCCAAACTCACCGACGCCGAGCGCCGCGGGCTGGCGCGCGAGGTGGCGCGCGACCTGCGCGCGGGCAACGTGGCCACCATGCGCGCGCAGCAGGCGCCGGACGGCACGCAGTGGGAACCCCGCAAGCCCAATGCCCTGCGCGAGGCACGCGGCGCAGTGCGCCGCAATGCGAAGAAGTCTGCGCCCATGTTCCAGAAGCTGCGCGCCGCAAAGCACCTCAAGGCGCAGGGTCTCACCGATGAAGCAGTGCTGCAGTTCGTCGGCCGGGCTGACCGCATCGCCCGTGTCCACCACTTCGGACTTGTAGACAGCGTGAAGCCCGGCGGGCCTAAACACCGATATCACGCCCGACCTCTGCTCGGGTTTGCTGACGATCAAGTCGTCCAACTCAGGGCGCTTCTGATGAAACACCTTCTTTCGTAAGCGCGCAAAAATTTGGAGACATCTTGAAATATGTGCTTTAAATTGATCACGCGCACAATTTAGGCGCATGTAGCCAACCTTCTTAAGGAGTATTTATGCTTCGCAACCTTTGCTTGGTAATTATCGGATTCCTAATGTTTACGGGGTTCTCACACGCGGAACTTTCAAAGTGCGGCGAAAATTTATTGACCTCAGATGTAATAGCGGTTGATTTCGACAAAAATGGGAAAGAAATCGAATATCACAGAACGCCTCAAGATATAGAGCGCGTACTTGTAGTTTTAAACCAAAAAATATCTAACGATCCGTCGATTACACAGTCCCCGTACTGGCACAAGAAAATGCTCACCCCTGACTATTGGGCACAAGAAAGATGTGGCGGCACGAAAAACTGCTCTCAAAAAGAATGCTCTGGCGGTAAGTCGTGCGTTTATAGAAACATGGGCATGGCAGGCTGTCGCTGCGAATAAAAATTATGCAGCAGAAATCCGCGCGACTACTGCTGCAAGTTTTATGACCGCTTATCCAGACTAAGCCACGAATTTGGTATCACCCCCGGGCAGAATTGCCCCTTCAGGAGGTGTTATTCCTGCAATTCTGTTGCCCGGATAGCAATGCCAAATAATTCCATGTAGTTCTCCGGGAAATGCTTTAACGGCAATGGAATCATCAAACACCCAGTCTAGATAATTCAGTGTGATGTCTCTTAGCTTCCGGACGCTGAAATAGTACCCTCCTCGAGTCGTAACGCCTGGGATACGCTCTCTGAAAAACCAAGCATAGTAGCCTCGGATTTCACCATTGTGCGATTTGGTGACAACACGGTTTTCTTCACTTGAAGGGTCTAAAACGCAGTGCTTAGTTCCATTAGTTAAATCTCTAAGCACGTTAAGTACAAGAACCATTTCGACAGGTATTTTTTTCGCGTCGCATTTCTGCGTCGCCAAACGCGGCCGGTGTTTTTTATCTCTTTTTATCCAGTCATTGCACAAATGCCATGCATGCATTACAAATGTCGATGCCGAGTCTTCGTCCCAAGCACCTTCCATTCGATCTCCGAGCCGCTTCACTCGCTCATACATATCTCTGCAATTTGCAATTCCGAGCACAGGTGGTGTTTCGGGTGACATTGTCTTGTCCATAAATTTTCCTTTACCCAAAAAAAGCTGGTTGAGAGTCTTAAATAGGATTTACATGTGCACATTCAGTGCACAGTCGTAGCGCAGTGCATTTTGAGTCATTTGCGAGCACCATCAATTGCATGGACCGGCCCGTTGCTCAATCTGAATCCCCCCTCGAAATCGGCCGCCGCTTAGAGAACATCTTGCGCGCGGGAACCGTGGCCGAAGTGCGCCACGGCAAGCCCGCGCGCTGCCGCGTGCGCAGCGGAGACTTGCTCACCGACTGGCTCCCCTGGACAAGCGGCAGCGCGGGCGGTGCATCGCGCCGCCAGTGGTGGCCGCCCAAGGTCGGCGAGCAGTGCATGGTGATGGCGCCCGGCGGCGACCTGCTCAACGCAGTAGTGCTGCCCGGTGTCTACAGCGACAAGGCCCCGCAGGGCAGCGAGAACCCCAACGCATACCGCCTCGACTGGAGTGAAACCGAAGGCATGGAGCACGACGCGGGCGCCGGCATGCTCACCATCACCTGCGAGCAGGGCATCACCCTGCGCGTAGGCCAGGCCTTCATAGAGCTGCGCCGGGATCGCATCGTCCTGTCTGCCGGTGGCGGATCTCTGGTGATCGACGCCGAGGGCGCCACCGGCTCGCCCGACGTGCTGGCCGGCGGCATCAGCCTGCGCAACCACGTGCACGGCGGCGTCAAGCAAGGCGACGACGATACCAAAGACCCCAAATGAACCGCTACACCGGCCACTCCATCACCGGCCTGGAGCACCTGCGCCAGTCGGTGGGCGACATCCTCACCACGCCCATCGGTTCCCGCGTCATGCGCCGGGAATACGGCTCCCTGGTGCCCGAGCTAATCGACCATCCCGACACGCAGACCACGCAAATACGCCTGTTTTCTGCCATCGCCAGCGCCTTGATGCGCTGGGAGCCGCGCATGCGCCTGTCGCGCATCCTCGTGGCGCGAGAGGCCGACAAGCCGGGCCGCCTGCAGCTGACCCTGGAAGGCATCCACCTGAACGAATACCGCCGCCAGCAGCCGCTGTCCCTTCAGCTCACTGTGACCGGCCGGCGTGGGGGTGCTGCATGACGATTCCCGACCTGAACAAGCTACCCGCGCCCACTGTGGTGGAGCAGCTGGACTTTGAAACCATCTACGAAGCCCACCGCGCCGACCTGCTGGTGCGCTACCCGGCCGCCGCCGAAGTCATTGCGCTGGAGTCCGAGCCGCTGGCCAAGCTGCTGCAGGCCCATGCCTACCGCGAGCTGCTGTACCGCCAGCGCGTGAACGATGCGGCCCGCGCCTACCTGCTCGCCTTCGCCACGGGCGCCGACCTCGACCACAAGGGAGCCTTCTACGGCGTGCCCCGCCTGCCGGGCGAGGCGGATGCACGCTACCGCGTTCGCATCCAGCTGCGCATTCGTGCACTCGCTGGCAACGGCACCCGGGAGCACTACGAACTCGCGGCCATGACTGCGTCGCAGAACGTGCGCGATGCCATCGCTACGCAGCCCTGGCCAGGTTCCGTGCGCGTCCAACTGTGGCTGCACGACACCGGCACGGCCGATGCCACACGGGCCGCCGTGCTCGCCGCGCTGAACGCCGACGACGCCCGCCCGCTGGGTGTGCCCGTGTCCGTGTCGCTCGCCCGGCCTCGGGCTATCAACATCACCGCAGGCCTAGTGCGCGAGGCCGGCGCGCCCACCACCCTGCTGGCGCAACTGCAGGCGGCCCTTCCCGCCGCCCTGACCAGCTATGCGCGCCTGGGCCGCGCCGTGTCGCGCAGCTGGGTGACGACGCGCCTGCACGTGGAAGGCGTCGTGGCTGTGCGCTACCCGGACCCGACCGCACCGGCTGACATCACCCCCATGGCGGACGATGAATACCCCGTGCTGGGCGCTCTGCTGCTGATCGATGAGGGCATGCAGTGACCACCACCGCCCCCCCGTCGCGCCGGCACCTGCTGCCTCCGCAGGCCACGCCGCTGGAACGCGCCATTGACCAAAGCGCCCCCCAGTGGGACGCCCTGGCCGCCGCATTCGGGCCGCCCAGCACTGGCACACCCGATGCGTTCGCGCCCTGGCTGGCTGCAGAGTGGGGCCTCGCCCCCTTCGCACGCTACTTTCCATCGGTCGATGCGCTGATGGCCGCCGGCAAGCCCTGGCTTTTTGAGCGAGGCACCGCGGCCAGCGTGCACCGCGTGCTGGGCTGGGTCGGTTTCCCCGATGCGCGGGTGGACGAACGCGGCGCGCTGCTGCACATCAACCTCGGGCGCCCGGCCACCGCAGCCGAGATTGCGCGGATTGCCCATGTGGTGCGCGAGTCCGTGCCCGTACACGTGCGCTTCTGGCGCGTGTTTTGGGGCCATGACCGCCGGCCGCTACGCCTGGACGGCGGCCAGCCGCTGGACACCGCGCAGCTCGATGGGTCTTCGGGCGTGTGGGTCAGCGTGGAAACCGGCGAGCCGATCAAGGCCAGCTTCGGCACGAAGCACACAGGCACCACCACCAGCACCGCTGGCCAGCCGCAGGCCGGCGCCCTGGCCGCCTACGTCGCCAAGCTCACCCGCAATGACAAAGCCGTGCTTGATTGCTGGCGCCTGGACTCCCGCCTGCTGGCCAATGAGTTCGGCGGCATCGGAGAGCTGATGCGCGGCGAGGTGCCCAGCTACGTGCGCGTGCAGGGCGAGCGCGGCGTGCCAGGCACCGCCACGCAGGACGAAACCCCGTGGAGCGCTCCACCTGCCGAGCTGGCCGGCACCGCCGACGCCATGGACGAACTACCGCCAGCCCTGCCGCAACCGCAGGGATGGTCCGGCACCTGGGGCGCCCTGCGCTGGCGCCCTGTCTTCATCGAATCGAAATCAACGGAGAGCAACTGATGGCAACCCTGCAAGACGATGGGCGCATTGCCCTGGCCATGGCCATGGCCGCACAGCCCGTGCATTTGGCCTGGGGCCGTGGCCTGCCCGCCTGGGACGCGGTGGCAGAGCCCGAGCCCAGCAACGCCACCGCACTGGTGGATGAAGTGGGCCGCCGCCTGGCCACGTTCGTGGGCTACGTGGAGCCCAACCCGGCCGGCGAAATCGAGCTGCCCAGCGGCAGCAAATACGCGGTGGTGGCTGGCCCCACCCGCTGGCTGTACGTGCGCGTGGTCTTCAACTTTGAAGACGCGGACGGCGAAACCATCCGAGAGCTGGGCATCACCTTCGGCGCCGCGCCCGTGGCCGGCCTGCCCGCTGGCCAGCGCTACTTCGCGCCCGCGCAGATCGCCCAGCCCGGCCGCCTCTACACCCTGGAGCGCGTGCCCGCCTTTACCCGCAATGGCGCCGTGCGTCAGACCTTCGAATACGTCCTGCCCTTCTGACCATGGCCGCAAATCCCAACGCAATTTATGACCGGTTCGACCCGGCCAAGAACTACGACCGCCACCTGTTCCGCGCGGACCGGGTGCTGCAAAGCGCCGAGCTGAACGAATCGCAGCGCGCCATGCATGCCCGGATTGCGGGTATCGCGGGCATTCTGATGAAGGAAGGCTCGATCATCAGCGGCGCCGGCATCATCGTGAACCACGACACGGGCGCCACCACCTGCGAGAGCGGCGCCATCTACGTTGCGGGCGCCGTGCGCGGCGTGCCACCGGCCGCGCTGGTGATTGCCACCATGGGCGTGGTGTTCGTGGGCGTCTACCTGACGCGCGATGTGGTCACCGAGCTGGAAGACCCCGAGCTGTTGAACCCCGCCCAAGGGACAGACGGCTACCGCGAGCCCGGCGCCGCCCGCGAGCGAGTGCAGCTGGCCTGGGGTGTCCAAGGCTCCGGCCAGGCCGGCGAGTTCTTCCCGGTGTGGACTGTTGAGGATGGATGGGTACGCCCCAAGGAAGCGCCGCCCAACATTGACGCGGTAACCACCGCCATCAAGGCCTATGACGTGGCGAGCACGGGCGGCACCTACATCGTGCGTGGCATTGAGCTGCGCATGGCGGCCGATCTGCCCACAGGCGAGCAGGTCTACAACCTGGGCGAAGGCGCCGCGCGCATCAACGGCGCCGCCTTGGAGCTGCCCAGCGGCCGGCGCGTGGTGTTCAATGCGCTGCCCGATCTGCAGTGGATCGACAGCGAGCCGCACCTGTCCGCCACCAACGGCGCGCAGCGCATCGACTTCGACCGCTGGCCCATGGTGGGGGCGCCACAAGTGCGCATCATCAAGCGCCGCACGGTGGACGTGGTGCACGGCGGGTTTGTTGGCGCGGCCGACCCACTGCCCGACAACTCCGTGCAGCAGATCGAGCTGATAAAGCAAGGCGCGACCGTGTTTGCCAACCCTGCCGACTACAAGCTGTCGTCCGGGCAGGTGGACTGGGCTGCAGGGGGCGCAGAGCCCGCACCGGGCAGCACCTATCAGGTGACGTATCTCTACATCGCGGTAGTGGCCCCCACCGCGGTGGACTCGCGCGGCCTCACCGTGACTGGCGCCGTGGCCGGCACCACCGTGCTGCTGTCTTACAACTTCGCTTTGCGGCGGATCGACCGCCTCACGCTGAGCGCTGATGGTGATATCGCCTGGGTGCGCGGTGTACCCGCCCCCTGGATTCCAATCGCCCCGCAGGTGCCGGGCAACGTGCTGACCATCGCATCCGTGTATCAGACCTGGGACGCGCAGCGCCGCGTGACCCTCGACGGCGTGCGGATGGTGCCCATGTCCGAGATTGCGGACTACCGCGCCATGATCTCGCGCATCCTGCTTGACCAAGCCGAATTGCGCCTGGCCGTGGATATCTCGGGCCGGTACTCGGGCATCAAGAAAGGGCTGTTCGCCGACCCCATGCTGTCCAACGCCATGCGCGACGCGGGCCAGGCGCAAACCGCGCTGATCGCGGCCAGCGCCTTGCGCCTGCCGATCAACTTCACGGTGCACCAGATCGGCACGGCCATCAAGACGCGGCAGAGCCCGGCCTATGCCCACCGCGCCGCGCTGTCGCAACTGGCGCGCACGGGCTCCATGCTGGTGAACCCTTACAGCGCGTTCGACCCGCTGCCCCGCCCCGTCACGCTCACACCTGCGGTAGACCGCTGGACGGATGTTTACGACACCTGGGGCCTGCCCACCAGCGTGGCGATCAACTGGTTTGCATCGACCGCGGGAATGGACGAAGCCAAGGTGCGCAGCCAGACCACATCGCCGCTGGAATACCTGCGCCAAATCGATGTGCGCTTTGATCTGAACTTCGGCCCCGGCGAAACGCTGCAGTCGGTCACCTTCGACGGCGTGGCCGTGGTGCCCGAGGCGCTGCCGGGCGGCACCCTTGTGGCCAATGCGCAGGGCGTGTTGTCGGGAACCTTCCCCATCCCCGCCAACGTGCCCGCGGGCACCAAGGCCGTGGACTTCCGGGGCACGGGCGGCAGCGCCGCGTCTGCGCTGTTCACGGGCCAGGGCGAGCGCACCGACCGCGAGATGTCGCAAATCATCTACTTCCGCGTGCAGCCCGTGGACCCGCTGGCGCAGACCTTCATGCTCGACGCACCCGTGCACAACACCGGGGTGGATCTGTGGTTTACGGCCAAGGGCACTACCGGTGCGCTGGTGCAGGTGCGCGAAGCCGAGAACGGTTTCCCCACGGCGCGCATCCTCACAGAAACGCGCCTGCTGCCCGCCGCCATCAAAACGGACGGCACGGCCACCCGGGCGGAGTGGAGTCCCGTCGTGCTGCAGGCCCAGCGCGAATACGCCCTGGTGGTGCTGAGCGACGACGACACCACGGCGCTGAGCCTGGCGCAGCTGGGCGGCTGGGATGCGAACGCGCTGCGCTGGGTCACCAGTCAGCCGTATCAAGTGGGCGTGATGCTTTCCAGCTCCAACGCCAGCACGTGGACGGCGCACCAAGACCAAGACCTGACCTTTGCGCTGCTGGCCGCGAACTACAGCGAAGCCGAACGAGTGATCGACCTGGGCACGGTCAACGTAGTGGACGCGACCGACCTTTGCGTGCAGGCCTATGCCCACCAGCCGAGCACTGCGGCCGCGTGCGTGTTCGACATTGCCGCCACCGGCATTGCCCACACGGTGCAGGCCGCCCCCGGCCAGGTGGTGGAGCTGCCCAGCCGCTACACCGGCCCGGTGAATGTGAAAGCCCGACTGCGCGGCGATGCCAACTTTGCCGCCGTGCTGGAGCCCGGCATGCAGCTGGTGGTGGGCTCGCTGCAGAATGAGGGCGACTACATCAGCCCGATGCTGGGCGCGGGCGGCGTGGCCGACGTGCGCGCCACGCTGGAAGCGTATCTGCCGGCCGGGACCTCGCTGCAGGTGCATGCCAAGGCCGACGCCCCCGGCGCCGCCTGGGTGGAGGTGCCCTACCTGTCATCCAGCGCGATGACGGCCGGGGTCATGGAGCTGACCTACCAGCTGCAGGACTTCGCGGCCGAGCGGCTGCGCCTGCGCGTCACGGTGCACGGCGGCTACAGCGCCCGGCCGTGGGCGACCAACCTGCGCGCGGTGGTGCTGTGATGACCGACGACCGTACCCCCGCGCTCGGGCTGCAGCTGCCACACCCGCAAAACCTGCTGGAGCAGGACGTGCTGCGCCTGCGCGCTGCCTTTGCGGCGGTGGACAGCGCATGTGACACGCTGGCCGCGCTGATCGAGGGCCGCGTGACAGACGCCGAACTGGCCGCCGCCGTGGCCGCGCTGCAGGGCAGCATCGGCAACCTGAACACCACCGTTTCCTTTCTGACCGCCAGCAAAGTGGGCGTGGTCAACGGCCAGACCGGGCCAGCCGTCACGCTCAAGCCCTCGCACCTGGGCCTGGGGCCGGCCAACGGCCCCAGCCTGCAGACCCTCACCCGCGACGGCCTGGGCCGCATCGCCACGCTGTCCACCACGGTTGGCGGCCAGGTGGCGCTGCAGACCCTGGCCTATGACGGCGACGGCCGGCTGGCCGGCGTCACCACCGTTTATGACGGGCGCACCCGCACCGAAACACTCAACTACGCGGGCGGCCTGTTGTCGGGCGTGTCTGCGGTGGAGGAAATCACCCTATGACCGACATTGCAGTTCTTTCCGAAACCCAGCGCCAGGGCGAGGCCACGCGCGCCGCCCTGGGCGTGCAGCTGCGCAGCCGGCCGCTGTGGAGCGGCCCCGGCCGCTTCAGCGGTGTGCCCGTGCGCCACGTGTCCCCGTACCGGCTGCGTGGCGCGAACTCGCCCGAGCTGGTGTACGAGAACATCGTGCACAACGGGTCCGTTTACGTGGCTGAGGCGGGTTCAAGCATCAACGTGTACACATCCGCAGACCTCAACGGGTGGACGGCGCGGCCGGTGGACTCTGCTTCGGCATTGGTGGCTGGCAAGCTGGTGGCCGCTGGCTCGCTTTTGATGACGATCACCGCGTATGCGGGCAACTACGGCGTGAGAACCTCTATCGACGGCGGGGCCGCGTGGGTCTATCAAGCCGGCGTCGGTGGACAAGACATCACATGTTCAGCTGGTGGCATTGCGTACGTTCTGAGCGGCTATGGCTATGCCACTTTCCGCACGCACACCCCGGCAAACCCAGTCGGGACTGCGCGCGATTTTGGCGTGGCGCAGTTGTGGCGGAAGGTGTTGCACAACGGCGCCCGCTGGCTCGCAATCAACGATGCGGGATCTGTGGCGCTGTGGAGTGCAAACGGCATCGATGGCTGGACCAACTCCGCAGGGCTGGCCACCGCAGTCACCAATCTGCCAGCAGGCACCCGCAATGGCTACACGCTGGCCGGCCGGTTCATCGTGTTGACCATGGCAGAGGGCACGCTGTCGGCAATCTATTCCGACGATGCCAGCGCATGGACCGTTGGCGCCGTGGGAGAGATGGAGCCCACAGGCCTGCGCGTAAGTGCGCTGGGCACGACCGCTGCAGAGATGGGCGGCGTGCTCTACATCCCGGTGAAGCTGACGGACGGCACCAACGTCTGGAATGCGCTCGTCGCCACGGACGGGGCGAAGTTCAAGTGGTTGCCTGCGTTCTGGCGCGGAGCTGATCCTGTGCCCACCATTCGCGCCCGCGTGGGCGGCGGTGGCCTGGTCTTCAACGGGTCCACCTACAACGGCGCGCCAGGATCGCGCTACGAAACCAACCCCGACGCACAGGAGGTGTACTTTGCCCTTTGAATTTGATCTGCACGGCTGGTTTGCCGGTGGCGTTGAAGTCGAGGGCCTGCGCACCGTGCCGATGGCGCCGCCGTCGCAATCGACCGCCACCACCGAGGGCCAGCCGCGCGCCAACTGGTCCGGCGTGGCCTGGGTGATGCGGCCCTACGTGGCCCCGCTCCCCGAGCCCGAAGCGCCGGCCGTGGCCGCCCCGCGCGTCGTGTCGGTGCTGGGCTTCCGGCGCCGGTTCACGCCCGAAGAAAAAGCCGCTATCGAGTGGGCCGCCGTGGACCGACCCGAGCAGCCCGAGGCGGCACGCATGCAGGCCGCCGCGCTGCGCGCCACGCTCGCCGATCAAGCCGCGGCCCAGTTCATCGACCTTGAGGATTTGGCCACTGCGCAAGGCGTCCAAATTCTCGAATTGCTGGGCATCTTGGACCCTGGCCGCGCACTTGAGATTCTCTCGTCCCCTGTCAACCAATCAGAGCTGCCATAACACTGCATGCTTTCCAGTCAACTCTAAAACTTGATGGCGGCCACATCTCTATTCGTAAGAGCGGTGTCGATGATCTACATACCGCAATGTTTTACTGTCTTCGCGCGACGTCGTGATTTATACCCACATGGCTGCTCATCGCGCGCCGTCGAGGCCGCGTAACCAGATGCGGACGTCTTCTTGCCTGCAGTAAGACATCCGTACTTTTTAGTTTTTGAAAGGTTGCCCATGTCAATTCGCCGTCGTCACGTTCTTCAGTCTGCAACGCTGCTGCCATTAATGGCCGCAGTTCCCGGTTTGGTTCAGGCTCAAAGCGCGAACCTAGCTGTGGGAGCGCACGCAATCATCTCTGCATCTTCGCGGTACGTGGGCGCTCCGCAGAATCAGGCCTTCCCGCTAGGCTTGGAATATCTCCATACCAATGGAGCGCGAGGCGTGTTTTTTGACATCGTCCCAGAGGCAACCAACGGCGGCCACGTTGGTATCTGCTTTCACGCTGCACCAAACACTTCAGGCACTTGGCAAAACCTTCACCAAGGCCCCAGCTCCAGCTCTCCCGTGGCCCAGTTGTTTTGGTTTCGAGGGGTCGGCGTAATCTTCCAAGATGACGGCCGGATTCAGTCTGAGCAATGGGTCGTCGGCGCAAACGGAAAGTCCACTGCTACAAACGTCTCCACCATCGGCTACTTCCCGGCCAACACCATATTGCGCGTGGCTACCTCAATGGACAGTGCAACGCGCCAGATGCTTTTGATCGTCTACTCGGTGAACAGCTCGACGGGAGCTGCGGTAGCGGAATTGGGGCGTCTGACGCTGCAAGCTGAAGTGTTTACCAATCTCGCAGGCGTGTTTGTCATAGGTGGCGGCAGCGCTCAAGTGCAGCCCTACGCGCTCTACGCATGAGAACAAGGCACACGGCGTAGGCCGCACCAAGTCATACAGCCCGCCCGGCATCTTGCCCGGCGGGCTTTTTCATGTGCACGCGCGGCACACATGCCGTTCTGGTGGCCTTGCGCGAGGGAAGGAAAGACGATCTGCACATCCCATTTTTCCTTCCCCAACCGGAGAACCCATGGCCACCATCGCCAACTTTCACCACGGCGTGCGCGTCACAGAAATCAATGACGGCGTGAACCCTATCCGCATCGTGTCCACAGCCGTGATTGGCCTGGTGGCCACGGCGTCGGACGCCGACCCGGCCGCCTTCCCGCTCGATACCCCGGTGCTCGTTACCAAGATCGACAACATCATCGGCAAAGCCGGCACGCTGGGCACGCTGGCGGCCTCGCTCACCGCCATCAAGGAACAGGCCCGCCCTGTGTTGGTGATCGTGCGCGTTGCGGACGGCGTGGGCGCCGATGCCGAAGAGAAGGCCGCAGACCAAGCCGTGAAGGTAATTGGCACCACTACTGCCGCCGGCAAAAAGACCGGCTTGCAGGCGCTGCTGTCGGCGCAGGCCGAGCTGGGCGTAAAGCCGCGCATCCTGGGCGCCCCGGGCCTGGACGGCCAGGCCGTTACGGATGGCCTGGTGGCCGTGGCCCAGAAGCTGCGCGCCATGGTGTACGCCGGCGCGCAGGGCGACACCCTGAGCGAAGCGCTGGCCTACCGCGACCACTTCGGCGCCCGTGAGCTGATGCTGTTGTGGCCCAACTGGAAGGCGCTCAAAACCGGCGAAGGCGTGGTCGAAGTGCCCGCCGCCGCCTACGCGCTGGGCCTGCGCGCCCGCATCGACACCGAGCAGGGCTGGCACAAGTCCCTGTCGAACGTGCCCGTGAATGGCGTGCTGGGCCTGTCGAAGGATGTGTTTTGGGATCTGCAGAGCGCCGACACCGACGCTGGCCTGCTCAACGATGGCGGCATCACCACGCTGATTCAGTCCACCGGGCACCGCTTCTGGGGCAACCGCACCACCGAGAAGAACGGCCTGTTCTTCTTCGAGACGGCCACGCGCACCGCGCAAATCCTGGCAGACACCATGGCCGAGGGCCACATGTGGGCGGTGGACAAGCCTCTGCACCCGTCGCTGGTGAAAGACATCCTCGAAGGCATCAACGCCAAGTTCCGCGAGTTGAAGGCGCAGGGCTACATCCTGGACGGCAAGGCCTGGTACGACGAAGACATCAACGAAACCGCCACGCTCAAGACCGGCAAGCTGACCATTGACTACGACTACACGCCCGTGCCACCGCTGGAAGACCTCTCGTTCCGCCAGCGCATCACCGACCGCTACTTCGCCGACTTCGCCCTGCGCGTTGGCACCGGCCAATAAGCCCGGCCCACCCCCACATCAACCGGAGAAAAAACATGGGCCTGCCCAGCAAACTCAAGAATTTTGTGCTGTTCAACGATGGCACCTCCCACGCTGGCGAAGTGCCAGAAGTCAACCTGCCCAAGCTCACGCGCAAGATGGAGGATTACCGCAGCGGCGGTATGAACGCCCCGGTGAAGCTCGACTACGGCATGGAAGCCATGGAGATGGAATGGACCGCCGCCGGCTACATGAAAGAGCTGTTCACCCAGTGGGGCACGCTGCGCCATGACGGCGTGCTGCTGCGCTTTGCGGGCGCGCTGCAGGCCGACGACAGCGAGGGCGTGGACAGCCTGGAAGTCGTGGTGCGCGGCCGCCATTCCGAGATCGACCCCGGCGCCGCCAAGGCCGGCGAAGGCACGGCCATCAAGATCAAAAGCGCCATCAGCTACTACAAGCTGACCATGAACGGCGAAACCCTGATCGAGATTGACGCTGTGAACATGGTGGAGATGGTGGGCGGTGTGGACCGCCTGGCCGAAGTCCGCCAGGCGCTGGGCCTCTGACGCCCGGCCCATGACCACGCGGCCCCACGCGGGCCGCGTCTCCCCTCCCCCTCCCTTGCCCCCATCCCCGAGACTGAGCCATGACGAACCAAGCCCAACCCGCAGACACCACCAACACCGCCACGGACGTGGCCGACAAGACCGACCCCAACACCGTGACACTCGACACGCCCGTGCGCCGCGGCGACCAGATCATCAACGCCGTAACGCTGCGCAAGCCCAAGGCCGGCGAGCTGCGCGGCATTGCGCTGACCGAGCTGCTGCAGCTCAAGGTAGAGGCCATTCAGGCGGTGGTGCCCCGCATCAGCTCGCCCATGCTGCACAAGCAGGACATGGCCAACATGGACCCGGCCGACCTGGTGACGCTGGGGGGCGTGGTGATCGGTTTTTTGCTCACGAAGGAACAGAAAACGGACTTCCTGACCGCGTAGAAAACGCCATGGCCGACCTGGCCATGGTCTTTCACTGGACGCCGGCCGACATGGCCGACATGACCCTGCAAGAGCTGATGGAGTGGCGCGAG